CTTACTAGCTCTCAGAAACGGAGTAAACCTTTTCCTTTGTCTAATACTATTTAGTAGAAATTGAAATTGCATATCTCTATCAAGGAAATGATTTCGATTCATTTCGTTGCAGAGCATTACGGTGTCTGAAAAACCAGACAGGACTTTGTTGACCATAAATGCAGGGTACTTCTTTTCCCACATAGGGTCATCTGAATTCATCAGATTCTTTTTGGTATGATTTATCGCCGGCAGATAATCTTTAAATAGGTCGTACATTAGTTAGTCCATTCATCATTATCAACTAGAAATTTATAGTTATTATCTTTATCAAATGCTGGCGATTTACAATACTTTTTATAAAATTTTTGCTTAAATTGAGATTCAAGTATTTTTTGTTCGCAAGGAATTTTTGTTGGAAATATAAATGTTACAATTTCTTCTCTTTTATAATATTTGCCTATCATATTTGTTTGTTTTCCGTCTGCCTGTTTCCATTCTCTAAGACCCCTTGTAGGGCGATAAGTGGTCAAACCTCTAGAGCCTCTTGATGTTTCGCCTATTCTTACAATTCTTTCGTGGCCAGGTAATGGATTTTTAACAGCCTGTATATAAGCATATCCATTATATTTACCATCTTCAAGTATTTTAATAACTTTTCCTGATATAGATTGCTGCCTCTTACTTCTGCCTCTAGAATAATTTCTTAGTATTATCATTTGAATTTCACCTGGGACATTATTTCAGTTAAACATGCGACTAGATTAATTTCTTGGTCTGCTACGAAGGCGGACTTGTATTGATAGTCAGCGATGATTAGAATTGCATGAGGTATTGTTTCAGGTTGTAAAGTTGTATTCAGACTATCATAAATCTTTCGAAAGATTTTAACAGGGTCGTTGTCAAGATTGTTTACAACCCACTTTCTCATATCGCCAAACTCTTTGCCTTTGAGATGTGCCGTTAGAGTCTTTAGATTCTCATCTGAAATGTTTACAAGAACGCCAGCATCAATAGCACCACTTACAGAATATCTTTGCAACTCATTAATAAGTTTTCTGAAATCTGGAAAGTGTTTTGTGATTAGCCCAACAAGTGCCTTATCTTCATACTCTATATTTTGTTCTTTGAGAATATAAATTGCCCTGTCCATTAACTGACTGGCAAGTTTAGGTTTGTCTTTGTTATTGATTCTGAATTCTATATTTGAGAATCGACTGTGTAGTGGTTCAATGATTCGATTCTTAAAATTACAAGTAAGAATGAATCGACAGTTCTTATGAAACTCCTCAACAAAACCTCTTAGTGCAGGCTGTGTTGATTGAGGATTAAGATAATCTGCCTCATCAAGTATCACTACCTTCTTACCGCCAGAGAGTGATACTGTTGAAGCAAAGTTTTTGATTTTGTTTCTGAGAACATCAATGCCACCTTCTTCTGAACCGTTAATCATTATCCAATCACAGTTCATTTGCTCACACAACGCCTTGGCGACTGTGGTCTTGCCGACACCTGGTGTGCCAGAAAATAACATATTTGATATTTCGCCCTTGTCAATAAAGGACTGAAACAATGTTTTTAAAGATTGTGGTAGTATACAATCATCAATTGTTTTTGGTCTATATTCTTCTACCCATAGAAAGTCTGTATTCATAATTCACCTTATTCATAATATATAAAAAATTAACCAGCGTCAAAAACACTATCTGGTTCAAGTGCAATCCAATATTCAATTGGAAGTTTTGTGTTTTTAAAGTGAGAGATAGACTTTGATGATACGGCAACATCATAATCGCCAGACATCATTTTAAGATTTTCTACTTTGAAATAGAATGTATAACTTGCTGTGGCGTTTTCGCCGACAACAATATCAAACTTATTAGATGTATCATTTTTCTTATCACAAACTTTCAACACGACATCACCACCTTTTTCACCAACAAGGGCAAGGTCAGGCGCTTTTAGAATCGCAGCCATCTTTTGTAGTTGTGCAAGATTTGATTCAGACAAAGTAAATGTTACATCTGATTCAGGCATGTTGACATCTTTGGTTGGTGCAACGATTACTGACGGGTCAGAGTAAAAGTATTTCGCTTTTGCACGACTGCCTTCAGCAGAGATTGTCATATGTTTATCATTTAGTGTAAGTTCAGGTTTGTCTAAACTCGACACTACAGATAAGAATTCATTCAAATCATAGATGCCGAATTCACTATCAAATGATTCTGTGATAGTTGCCTTGGCAAAAATGTTTCGCATTGTAGAGATTGTATTCAGTTCACTACCAGGTTTGATTAATATGTTTGTATTAATCTCTGAGAAGTTTTTAAGAATATCATGGGTATTGCTATTTAGTTTCATTATATAGTCCTTTTAATTAAGTAATGTTATTATACATTAAAGTTGTGGTGTTGTCAAGCGAATCGGGGAAATAAATTCCCCGATTCAATTTTAGATTAGTTAGACTCAATTAGTTTTTTAATTTCTTTTTGGTCATATTTTATAAAACCTTTCCAATCATCAACGCCATAGGCTTGTGGAAACAAACCGTTTAGTCGTAAAAACATAACAGATTTGCCATAAACTTTAGCGTGGTTTTTCATCAAAGTAATGTATTCATTTAGAATAGATTTTCTTTGTTGTTCTAGTGTAGAACCTTTTGTTACAGTATCAGTAAAACAGTTCACATAAGAGACCTTTCCAGTTTCAGCATAGTTCTGTAATGCCCTATGCATGGTTCTATATAGTCCGCCAATTTTAGTAGTGAATCCATATTCATCTAAGTTATCATCTAGTTTACCGTCTATTTCAAACCACTCAGAACAATTATCTGCTCTCCATTGTTTTATTTTAGCAGCAGTATAGTAACTATATTTTACAGGCGTACCCATTTCTTCAAAGAGTTTTGCAGCAATCCTTTGAATAGATGCCAGCGCTCTGGTTGGATAAGTCTTTTTCAGATTCGCAAGAATAGCGTCCTCATTATTAGGTATAGTACCTTTTTTTAATTGTTTAGCTTTTATCTGGACAATATCCGCTTCTTTGTTGTTTCGTTTAGGTGGTTTTGGTTCATTCTCGAAAGATTGAATATCTTCAATTTGTGTTTCTGAAGCATCAATAACATTGAAGGCGAAACCTTTAACACCTAAATTTAATTGGGCATAAGTTCTATGATACCCATATATTAAAATATATGGTTTATCAAACTCATCTCCTCTGAATTTAACAGCGGCGATTTCTTCGTTTCTACGAATGCCTTTTGCAAAAGATTGTTCTAATTCTTGAACAGTTGCTGGGTCTATCCCGTCTAATCGTGCATCATTGCCTTCCATATCACCCATATCAATTTTAGAAAACTCAATCCATTTAGGTTTTGAAATTTGCTTTGCATCAATAATGTGTGAATAGTCGGGTGTTGGTATACCTGATTCAACTTCTTCTCTGTTGGCCCAGGCGTCTTTTATTTGTATCATGTATCTTCTCCTTTTTTTGAGGGCAATGCTATAGAAGTCTTGGACTGCTAAAGTGGACATTACACTCTATGTTGAAAAATATTTCTAATTGTATTTTATTTCACAACCGCACTTGTAAATAAAGTGGAACAGTTTTTCTGAGAAGGAGAAACTGCCCAAAACCTTTTCATATGGTGTCGTTGCGGACGACACTCTACCTCGAAATGACAGGGCTTACGAGTTGCCTATCACTACTATTTATAAGGTAAAATACTTTATTGATTAGAATAAGCGTATTTTTGTGTACCATATAAAGACTCGATACCGGCGGCAACGATTTCATTAAGGTTAGTAGTCTTTTCATCTTTACCGAAATAGAATACTTTATCAACGCCAGCAGCGATAATTGATTTAGTTGGTTTACCCATACGATATGTAGTACCACCAGTTGATGTAGTATTAATATACACCATGTGTCCTTCAGTTCGTAGTTGGTCAATCATTGCTCGTGGTGATGTCAAATCAAATCTACTTCTCAAAGATGACCATGTTACTGCCTCACCTTTTGTTAATAGATTTAATACCTTTTCTTTTTTCGTTAGCTTTTTATATGCCATGTTGTAAACTCCTCAGTTTTTTTTGGTGCCGTTTAGTTATGACTCAATACGAGGCACCGTAGTATCGAGTTCTTTTTTACTTGTTGAGTATATTATACTCTAATTCGGGTTTCTTGTCAAGCGTTTAATGTAAAAAAGAGAAGGTGGAGGATGACCACCTTCTCGGGTCTTACTACATTATGATTTGATGTATTTTAGTAACTCACATTACCTTCCTCAACATCATCGGATTCTTCTTCGGGAACAAAGTCGTCATTTAACCAACTTGCAACATCTTCGCCAGCATCAATCTTAGTATATAAATCTAAGAATGAAGTCTTAGTATCTAGGTCGAAACGGTTAGTACACATCTCAATCGCCTTCATTTTGTTTTTGAAGATTGAGAACGCCTCAACGATATG